ATTAAAAAGAATGACATGAGAGAGGTAATCCACAGAATAAGAAAAGCAATCATTGACAAGCTCACAGGGAATGTTGATTTGAGAGGATCTTCAGTGCCTATTTATGGGAGAGTTCCATCGAACGCTGAATATCCATTTATAAGGGTTTATTCAGTTTCAAACAATGAAGTTGATCAGAATCAAACAACATTCAACACTGAAGTAATCACAAGGATTGAAGTGATCACAAGATTTGAATCAGATTCAGGTGGGGAGCTTGATTGCAATCTCATTGTGGATGAATGCTTATCTTTGTTGAGAACAAGATCTGCAGGATACTTTGATTTAACAGATCAGGGTTTCAATGTATATACTTCAATGAATGAAGGGATTAAGTATCTGGAAGATGATTTTTCAGATCACACTTATTTCAGAGCAATCATTGAATTGAGCAATCGAGTAGAGCAAATCCCTCCATCAGGAGGTTTGCAAAATGAATTACAATTTGAATTACAATCATAATGGCAAAAATTACATTTACAAATAAAACAGATAATCAAACATCAGCACTTGCAGAAATTTACAAGGTAACTGCTGCAAATGTTAATGAGGTAAAAACAAGCGTTAATGCATTGTATGATGATCAGGGAGGTTTTGCCTTTTATGAAGATACTGCAACTGCATCAACTCCAATAAATCTCACTTTGGATACTTGGACAGATCTAACAAACAACAAGGCAGGATCAGGAACTCTCACAACTCACAAGCCATCATACATCACAGGGGATCTCTGGGATTCGGCAACAAACACAATCGATCTTTCAGAAGTGCCTGTTGGAAAAGTGATATTGATTCGCAATGATTATGATATAACAACAGGAGCTGCAAACACAAGGATGGATTCAAGATTGTATTTTCCTGATACAACAAAAAGTGTTGAGTTTGCACATGATTTGATTTCAACTTCAGGGGATGAAGTGAGATATTCCAGAACAACTCAATTCTTTGTTACTGCTGCTATTAAAACAACAGGAGTGAAGATTCAAGTGAAAGTGAATAAAAATAATGCAACAGCAAGAGTTGAAGATTTTCAGATTACAATTTTAAGTTTCTAAAATGAAATACTTTAATCTTTCAGAGTTTGATTCTCCTGATGTGAAAGGAAGTGGAGAGGGAATGAATGAGGATCTTTTGCAGATAATAGACAAAGCAAGAGATCTCTTTGGGAAGCCAATTCACATCAATTCAGGAATGAGATCTGTTGAGAGAAATGCTTTGGTTGGTGGAAGTAAAAATTCAAGCCATTTGCGTGGATTAGCAATTGATGTGGCTTGTGACAATTCAAGAGATCGATGCAGGTTGATTGAGATCTTCATGCTTTTAGGCATCAATAGATTAGGAGTTGCTAAGACGTTTATTCATATTGATAATGATCCTGAAAAGGATGCAGATGTAATTTGGGTTTACTAATGAAAGGATTGTTGGCAAAATTATTGGGTTTGAATGGGAATGGGCAGTCATCTCTTGGAGAGTTTGCCAAAGATATTCGTGAAGCAATAAAAGGAAAAGAGATTGATCCAGAAAAAATGATGGATCTTGTGAAGGTGCAAAGTGAGATCAACAAGATGGAAGCACAGCACAGGTCAGTATTTGTTGCAGGTTGGCGTCCATTTATCGGATGGATTTGTGGATTAGCACTTGCATATAATTTCATCATCAGAGATGTGATTGCTTGGGTTTCTCCTGATGCAATGCCTCCTGCAATCCAGATGGATCAGTTAATAACAATTCTGCTTGGAATGCTTGGATTAGGAGGTTTGCGTACCTTTGAAAAAATAAAAGATAAAACGAAATAATATGGCAATTCAAGATGATTCTAGTGTAGCTCTGATTCCTTCAGCTTATGGCACATCAAAGGTTTATTCTGTAATCCCTTCCAATGGGAATGGGGATTTCACTTTCTCAAGATCTGGAAATGCAACAAGAGTAAACAAAGGAGGATTCATTGAAACTATGGGTACAAACGTACCACGTTTAGATTATCCTTTAATTGATGGCTTAGTACAGGATTGCCCTGCTTTACTTTTAGAGCCAACTTCGACAAATTATACAACTCGTTCAGAGGAATTTGACAATAGTGCTTGGACAAAATCAGCTACAACAGTTATAGCTAATCAAGAAATTGCGCCTGATGGCAATTTGACAGCTGATAAGATTCTTGAAACAACAGCTTCAAGTACACACGTTGTTTACAATTTTGTAACAGGAACGAGTGGCAATAACACTTTTAGTGTTTTTGTTAAACCAATAAATAGGAAAAAAATAAGATTGGCGCAAAATTTAACATTAGATTCAAGAGCTGATTTTGACATTGACACTCTTTCAATTTCAAACGAAACACGCGCAACAGGAAAAATTGAGAAATTTCCAAATGGTTGGTTCAGGTTGTCGATTTCTTTTAGTGCGACATTTACTTCAATGCTTTTTGCATTTTATATCTTGGATGACAATGGTAATGATTCTTATACAGGCAACACTTCAAATGGCTTTTATTTGTGGGGTGCAATGAATGAGTATTTGGCATATCCAACTTCATATATCAAAACTACTTCAGGACAGGTAACACGTTCAGCCGATGTTTGTAATGGTTCAGGAACAAGTGCAGAGTTTAATTCTCAAAGTGGTGCTTTGTTTGCTGAATTTAAAACTGTTCCAAGTGGTGGTAATTTTTTAATATCTGTTGCTGATGGAACGAGTAATACAGGTGCTGTTTTTGTTGGTGCTGATGCTAATGAAAAGATATACAGTTATTACAATAGTGCTAACCACACAAGCGATATTGATTCTTTTAAGCATTTTAATAAAATAGTAAATACTTGGGATAGTAGTGGTGTAAAAATATATATAAATGGGTTTAGTAGAACTGTATCAGGTTCGCAATCTTTAAGTAGTAGCGATTATGATAATTTAAGGTTTTCAAGGGCAAATGGTTCTTTACCTTTTTATGGCGATGTTAAACAGGTTATGACTTTCAAAACAGCACTAAATGACAGCGAACTTGAAACGCTTACAAGTTGGGATTCTTTTAACGCTATGGCAACAGGACAATTATATACAATAGAATAATGGCAAATACTTTTAAATTCGGTACAAATGGAAATTGGGCAGTCAAAGATGGCTATGCCTTAGCGTATAATGACGAAAACAATAACTTCAAACCTTTGCCTTTTGACTTTACAAGGGCATCGTCAGCTACAAGGGTAAACAAACAGGGGTTAATTGAAACAGTGCCAAGTGGCAAACCTCGTATTGACTTTACAGATAACACAAGTGGGCATCTACTTCTTGAGCCGAGTAGAATGAATATAATTACAAACAGTGAGCAATTTGTTGATGCGCCAACAGGTAATACTAATATGGATTTATTTAGTGGCACAATTACAAACAATAATACGACTTCGCCTGATGGTAATACCAAAGGAATGAAATATACTATATCATCGGGAAGTGGTGCTACATTAAGAATATATCAATCTGATTTATCTACAAGTGCAGATACAACTTTTACTATTTATGCGAAAAAAGGAACAGCTAATAGTTTTTCTATTAATATTTCAGGTGGAACAGCTACAAGTGTTACTTTAACTGATGAATGGCAAAGAATTACCACAACAGATACTTCTAATTCAAATAAATTTATTGATGTAACAGTTACAGGAAGTGTAGGGCAATATATATATATATTCGGTATGCAAGCCGAAGCAGCAAGCTACGCAACAAGCTATATACCAACAGAGGGGTTAATTGAAACGAGGGTTGCTGAAACTACAAATGCAACAGTACCAAGTGGAATTTTTGGTACAAGTGGTGGTACAATATATGTAGAAGGTGTTGTGGGTGTGCCTGATACAAGTGGGCAAATGCCTTTTACTGCAGGTACAGATACTGCAAATCTTTTTTACATTTGGATACAAACAAATGGTTCTTTAGTAGTTGAAAGTTATACATCAACAGCGCAATGTGGTATATATTCATCTTCAGGAATTTTAAGCGTTGGCGATTCTTATAAAATTGCTTTTGGTTATGCAAATAATGATTTTGTTTTATATTTAAATGGCACACAAATAGGTACTGATACAAATGGCTCAATAGCTGTTCCATCAAATGTAAAAGTAGGTAATTATACTACTTCAGGTTATTCAAGTGGAAAAATAAAGCAAACAAAAATATACGATACACGACTAACAAATACAGAACTTCAAAATTTAACAAGTTAAGAAAATGGGATATTTATTTAAAAAGTACGAATTTACGAGTGAAGAGGATGCACAAGCATTAATCGATTCTTTGCCACATTCTGAAGATGAAGATGGGAGATCTCATCCGATCCATAAACATACAATCGTCAAATTAGGTTATGTGCTTATTGAGCAGGGAGAGTGGGATAATGAAACGCAAGAGGAGATCAAAGCTCCTGTATTTGCAGAGAATTATTCAGTTGATGTTCTTTGGCAGGATATTGATGAAGCTCCTGAAGATTGGAATGATTATGAAATTACCATATCAGATAATGGTGTGCATACTTTTTTCGGAATCAGCTATGCATAACACTGATTTGAGTAATTAAAAAATAACTATATTTGTATAGAAATTTTAATCATTAAAAATCAAAAGCTATGCCGACAACAGGTGTATTTAACGGAACGAATTTGTTGCTTTCAGTAGAAGGAACTAATCTAGGTCATACGACTTCTTGTTCACTTTCATTATCAACTGATCTCCCAGAAGCCACTACAAAAGACAGCAGTGGATTTCAGGAAGTAATTGCAGGTGTAATGAGTGGAGAGATTTCTTTTGATGGATTGGTTACTTATGATGATACAAGCAATGTAACTGAATTGGCTGATTTCCTTCTAGCGAGAACTCAATTAACTTGTGTTTTTGGAACTGAAACAACAGGAGATCGTATTTTCACAGCAGAAGGATTTATATCTTCTTTAGAGCAATCTGCAGAGATGGAATCTCCTGTGAGCTATTCTGGATCAATTACATTGACAGGGAACATTGCTGCTTCAGACGGATAATAAATAAGTAAAATAATGGCAAACAAACAAAGGGGATACTACTCAATCAAGTTGGGTGGTAAGGTTCGGAAGCTTCATTTTTCAATGAATTTCTGGGCAAATTTTACTGATAATTTAGGCATTCCATTAGACAAGATCGGAGATGTTTTTCAGGAGGGAATATCTCTTGGAACAATCCGATCTTTGGTTTATTCAGCAATCTTAGCGAATGATCAAGAGGAGGGGAATGATGTTGATTACAATGAGTTCAAAGTCGGAATGTGGCTTGAAGATCTTAATGCTGAAGATCTTGAGAGTATGGTTTCTGCAATGATGGAATCCAGAATCTTGGGCAATGATCTCAATATGGGTGTCAAGAGAAACGATGCCAAACCAACAGAAAAAAAAACAGAACAGTAAGTTCTGAAACCCTAACTTGGGATTCCTTAATGGATTATTTCATTGGACAAGTGGGGATCAATCCTGATTCTTTTTGGAAAAACACTTGGAAGGAAAATCATCTTCTGGGAGAAGCTAATTACATTAGCAACAATAAAGAGTGGGAGAGAGTGAGATATCTTGCTGCAATGATTTACAATGTCAATGCAACAAAAAAATCTCAAATGATTGCTCCAGAAAAACTCTTTGAATTACCACAGGATATATATGCAAAAATGGAAAAGGATAAACCAAAATCCACAAAGGAGCAATATGAAAGCTTTAGTGAAAAGGTAAAATCAAGCACTTTCAATTCAAAATTCGAAACATAAGGATTTCGTATCTTTACCCATAATTCAATCAGCATGGCAGATAATCAATTAAGGGTAACGCTTCTGGGAGATGCTTCCAAACTCAATGCAACTCTCAACACTGCATCAGGCAGATTAAAAAAATTCGGACAAGGTATTTCATCAGTTGGCAAATCTTTACAAACGAGATTGGCTTTGCCATTGGTTGCAGCAGGTGCTGCATCACTCAAGATGGCTGCTGAATTTGATAAGTCAATGACAAAGATAACATCTCTTGTGGGTATTGCAGGAGATGAAGTGGATGGGATGAAAGGGCAGGTCAGAGATATGGCTTCTCAATTTGCTGTATCATCTTCTGAAGCTGCTGAAGCATTATTTTTTATTACATCTGCAGGTTTGCGTGGAGCTGATGCAATGGATACTCTTGAAGCATCTTTGAAAGCTTCAGCAGTTGGATTAGGACAAACAGCAACAATTGCTGATCTTGCAACATCTGCAATGAATGCATATGGATCAGATACATTATCTGCTTCAGGTGCAACTGATATTTTGACTTCTGCTGTTCGTGAAGGTAAATTGGAAGCTTCTGAATTAGCAGGAGCAATGGGAGCTGTTTTACCTGTTGCATCCAATATGGGAGTTCAATTTCATGAAGTAGGTGCTGCATTTGCTGCTATGAGTAGAACAGGAACAGGAGCATCTGAAGGAGCAACTCAATTGACTGCTATTCTTGCAGGATTGTTGAAACCAACATCACAAGCTGAAGATGCTTTGAATGCAATGGGATTATCATCTGCAGGATTAAAACAGCAAATAAAAGATGAAGGGTTGTTG